TTGCACATCACGGATATGCAGAAACATCAGGGGCTATTACAGATGTAGGGCAACTTGCAGAAAATGGTATTGGTGTATGTGTTGCTAATATGAGTTGTGGCTACTATGCTCCACATTCAGATGAGGAGATTGTAGAATTTGAACACGCAGACAACTGTAGACAAATGATGGAGAAGCTTATATCTGAATTAGGATGTAATAAGTTTGAGTACACCTTTACACATAGTTATGGTAACTATAATTACAACAGCAAATGGGGGGATTGGAGTGGAGCAAACGAGGACTTTTGGTATGGAGAAGCAGAGGTAGTGCATAATGAGGATGGCAAAGAGACTTGTTATTATTGTGGCTGTAGTGAACTGATGGAAAGTGAGTATGGAACAGAGTACAGATATTGCCCTGATTGCTTTAGTGATATAATGCTAGAGGAAACCCACGACCCTAATCAAATTGAAATGTTTGAAGATGAAAAAGCTTGGAATGATTCTTTTGTGGATGATGAGGATTATGAGGATATATCAGATAGTTATGATGGCTCAACAAAGCACAAGCAGATAGTAAACCAATATTTAATTAATCACAATAAAAACAAATAGTTATGGATAAAATAAACTTTATGAAAATGTTTCTTAAGATAGGAACATTAGCAAATCAAGATGATAAACAGGCACTAGCATTTCAAGAGAGAATAGTATTTGCTACTGAGGGGATAATAAAGCCTGAGGATTGGGATAACCTGACTTTTGAGGAAAGAAAAAAAAGAATGGATTTATTAATAAAACAAATATAATTATATGGCAAAGAGATTTACAGACACAGACAAATGGAAAAAAGGTTTTATAAGAAACCTACCTGCAAAGTTTAAACTATTATGGTTATACATATTAGATGATTGTAACCACGCAGGAATATGGGACACAGATTTTGAGGTTGCCTCAATTAGAATAGGCAGTAAGATAAGTGAGAAAGAAGCTTGTAAGGTGTTCGCAGAGCAGATAAAGATATTTGATAAGGGTAATAAATGGTTTATACCTAAGTTTATTGATTTTCAATATGGAACACTTAACGAAAACTCAAGGCCTCATCAAGCGGTAATTAAACTGCTAGATAAGTATGATGTATATAATATTGAAGGCATAAGTCCTATTGATGTTGCAGGATTTGAGGGAGAGATAAAGAATCCTATTAAAGCTAAAAGGTTTAAGAAACCTACTGTAGATGAAGTAGAAGCTTATTGTACCGAAAGAGACAATAGAGTTGATAGTTTGAAGTTTTTTGACTTTTACGAAAGCAATGGATGGAAAATTGGTAAAAACCCTATGAAAGATTGGAAGGCTGCGGTTAGGAATTGGGAGAAAAACAGCTATGAAACTGCCAAGAAGGGTAATAAACTAGAAAGTCAAATAAGTTCGTGGCAAAAAGCTAGGGATATAATAAGCAAACAATAATGAAATACATTAAGCAAGAAAATAAAAAAGAACTTACATTAAAGTGCGTTGATTTAGTTAGTAAGACCTTTGTAGAATTAGGTCAGTCAAAGAGTGAGCAGGAAATAGTTATCCTGTCTCAATCTCTTTGCGAGGATTTATATGCTGACTTTAAAAACTTAATGTTTGAGGACATTCAAATGGCATTCAGAAAGGGAGTAAGAGATACAGACTTGTTTGTTTTAAATGTAAAAACATATTATGTGTGGATAAAAAGTTGGAGACAGATAATATGGAACGCAAGAAACGAGGTTGAAAATTCAGGAGCCGACCCTAGTAAAACTGTTGGATATAGACCTGAGCCAAAATTATTAACATAAAACTTTTAAAAAAATGGAATACAATAGTATATTTGAACCATTATTATGTATATTTTTGTCAGTAAGTTTGGGATTGCTGATAGGGGTTATAGGAACGATAACTGTAGCTACAAAAGAACATAAAGCTTTAGCTAATGAGTTAGACAAATTTAGAGAGTTGTATTTTAACATCTCAGACAAACTTAAAAATAAAGATGAAAAATGATAGATATTACACTTATTACAATTTGTTTTTTTGTGCTTTGGAAGTATTTTAAAAATAAAATGTCTAAACAAGACAATAATAAAATAATGGAAAATATTAAAAAATATGAAAGAACAAAAAACAAAACTAGAACAGGAGGGTTGCACAGCGACTATAAATATGGAGAAGCACACAAATAAGGATGCTAGGATTCCTTACTACTATATAGGTAGTAATGGTTATGAGGCTAGAAAGGTAGTAGAAGGTTTTGGATTATCGTATAATATAGGCACCGCTACCACCTACTTGCTTCGTGCTAATCGCAAACACGCAACTCCTGTTCAGGATATTAAAAAAGCTATAGCCCATTTAGAGTTTGAGCTAGAATTAATTAAAAATAAGAGTTAGTATGAGTTATTTAAAG